ACATTCAATTCATTTTTTAATTTAACATTCATTTTAACAAGTTGTTCTAAACTATTCAATCCATCACGAACTTCTCTCATTGAACGACCAATTTTTTGTTTTGGAGTCATAGTATCATCATTTCTATATTCGTGATATTTACCTTCATTAACTTTACTATATCCAGAAATAGCTGGATCTTTATGACCTTCTTCATGTCCAGCTTTTTTAATTTTTTTTGATTTTTTCTTACGAAACGCTGCTGGAGTTTTAGGTGGACCTTCTCCACCATCAATATTACCAGTTACAGAGGCTTCTTTTAATTCTTGTTTAATTATTTCTCTGATAAACTTTCTTAAAATTTCAAGTTTTGTGGACATTATTAATCTCCTTAACTAATTCATAATATCTCATTAAAGTTAAAACTTGTTTCTCATTAACTACTTTACCTTTTGTTAAATTGTCTATTTGATTAACTGCTTCAGTTAATTTTATCTTAGTAATATCATCTTTAACTTTAGGTATATGAGTTTTTAATTCTTTTTTAATCTTCATTGATTCTTCATCAACAGAATCACGTAAAGAATTTGTATTACTTACATTATTAATATAACTTTTCAATAAGTTTTTTTGTGATTCATTTAATGTTTTATATTTTTGATTAAACTTGTCTACAAGAATTTGATACGCGAGTAGTCTTAAATCTTTATCGTTTTTAGAATACTCGTTTAATACTTTTTCTTTTATTTCATTATCACTAACTTTTTTACTTGTGATGTGTTCTAAAACAGTAAATTTAGAGTTAACAATATGATCTGGTTTAAATTCTTCTTGAGAAGTTTCAGATTGAAATACATTATATATAGAAGCTAACACTCTATAATTTGATATACGACCGTTAAAAAAATCTGTTGCGTTGTAATTCTCTTTAATTTCTTTAATAAGATTATATTTTTCACGTCTTAAAATAGAATTATTTAATTTCTGTCTTGATTTAACTACAGCCTCAATTAAATGACTAGCTCTATTTTCAGATTCATAGTGTTTTTCTGAAAGAATCTGGTATAATTGAAGTTCTTTACCTAATTCAGTATTTTCATTAAAATAATTTTTAACAATTTTAACTGATTTAGTACTTTTACCTGCTAATACGTCTGCTGTGATTTGTCTTGTTAATAATTCAAAAAGAATACCTGTATTCTTTATTTTAGAATGTTTTAATTTCCGAGCCATTGTAAATTACTCCAATTTCTATTATACTTTCTCATAAATAAATATAAAGTTAAATAATTATTATTCATTTGATACACCTTTAGTTGATGTACTTACTTCTTCTTTATACTCTTTTTCTAATTCTGATACTTCTGTTATGATTTCTTTATCTTTTTTACCGAAATTCATTGACTTTTTCAACGAATCATATTGTGCCAATGCTAATGTTTTACCGTATTTAGGTGAACCACTACCACCTTTTCGCTTATCGTGGGCACCTAATGGATCTCTTCCTCTTGCACTACCATCTTTTCCGTAATGTGGAACTTCTTTTGGTCTACCTGCACCATCCCAACCACCTTCAGGTGAACCACCTTCAGGTCCTAAATCATTCAATTCATGACCAGTTCTACCCATTGCTAAATCAGATGGTGTTCCAGTCGCTTCTCCACTCTCAGCAGGATCATTACCTTCTGTTTGAATTTGTTCTCTTCTAAATTTTTGTTTATAATCATATACTATAGCATCGTCTTCATGTTTAATCTCTTCTTCAGTAAATCCAAAAATATTTTTATAAATCCATTCTGAAGAAACTAAACCATCACTTAACATAGATGATGCCAAAGAAGTTTTATTATTCCATAACTCAACTTTTTCTTCTTCATATATTGTTGATGGATTTGTTAAATCAAGTTCAAAGTTAACTAAATCTGCATCTTGATATCCTTGTGCATATAAATGAACAATAGCAATCTTTGTTAATTCTGATAGAGTGATTCTTTGAATTCTTTCAATAGTTCTTGCAAATCTAACATCTTCTGCTGCTAATGTTGCTTTACTACCAACTGCTTCATCGTATCCAAGAAACGCTTTCGGTATTCTTAATGAAGCTAAAAGTTTATTTTTAAGATAATCAATATCTTCTATTGCTTCATAAGTCAAACCTGGAAGTGAATCTATACTTGTACCACTATCACCACCACGAACTGGTAAAAAGAAATCTTCTGTAATGTTTTGCATATTATATTTCAAATTATATTCACCATCATCATCAACAACTGGTGCCTTTTTCATTTTATTAATAACTTGTTGCATATAGTTATCAACTTCTGCTGGTGGAATATTACCGATATCTAACTTGAATATTCTTTTTTCTGGAGCTCTCATAATTCTGTGAATCAACATAGCATCTTCCATAAGACTTAATTGTTTCCAAATCTTACGACCACCTTCAATTTGTGATTTACCGTATGGTAAATAATTAGAATCAGAAAGTAATCTAAAATGTGCTACTTCATAATTTTCTAACTCAGTCTTTGTAGCAGATCGTTCAGGTTTATATCTATGTTCACTTGTTGTAGATTCTATTAAATATTTTATGTATTCTGGGTTTTCTGGATCTAATCCTTCTAATCGTGATACGTCATAAACAGATAACGGAACTACATTTGTAATACCATATTTCTCATCAATTTCTAACTGTAAGAAAAAATCACCATACTTACACATATTACGAATCCATGGCCATAAATTAAATTCTATATTAACAATGTCATAAAATAAATTATGTAATATTTGTTTTATATTATTATTATCTGTTTTAATTTCTAAAACATCCCCGTATTCTGATTTCATTGTTGATTCATCCGCGTAAATATCAAGTGCTGAAGAAATAATAGCGTCACTATCCATTGATTCATAATCTTTAAAAAGATTTAATCTCATTGTTTTAGTCAATAATGAATCTGAATAACCACTTAAACCTGCACCAGTAAATATTTTTTGATATCTATCAACAAGATTCTGTTTTGCAAACGCTTGTGTACGACTTGTATCAGAAACTCTTAATTGTTTCCCACCTACATTTCTTACTATTACATTAGTTGAAAATAATCTTTGTAATCTTGATCTTAGACTTTTATCAGCCATTTTTTACCTCTTTAATTAATTAACCACTCTAATGATTCTTTTTGTTTATTAACTTCTATAACCCAAGAATCATTTTGGTTATCTGTTGGTGTATAAACACCTTGGTTTGATGTTATACTATTAATTGCTTTCTTTTGTAACTCAACACCTTCTGTTCTCAATCTTAATGCCGTTTCTCTTATCCATAATCCCATCGCGTAAGACATTACTAAATCATCATTATATCCTGACATAGCTTCAGCACGACTTCCGTTATATATAAATACAAACAATTCATCAATTAATCTATTTGAATGTACAGTTACTAATTTCTCTCTAAAAAATTCTTCTAATTTCGCGACAACTAATGGTCTTGTTTTTTGTGTCAAAGTAAATCCTGGAATCAATTGTTTTTCTGTTCCATTAATTTTATTATTAATATGTCTTTGTGTATCTACTATTCTTAAATCTTTACTCATATAAAATAAATTGGGATACTCTCTATCAATTACCTGTTGAATTGCAGCCCAACCAATGTTATTATTCTCAATTACTAATAAAGCGTCATTATATTCAATTGATATATTAACTAATAAGTTACCATAATCTCTTGTTGAAATTCTACCTTTATACTCAGCTACTTGTTCTAAACTTTCTACATCTATAATATGAAATGCAGAATAGTCTGTTGCATCACCGCGACTAACATCAGCACATACTATATAATCTTTTGTATAATTTGGTGGCTCCCATATCCAAACATTACTATCAATACCCCTCTTCTCAATTGGGTCTTTTACTTGAGTATTTCTATATTCTTCTAAAATTACACCATCGACTACAGAAGTACCAGAAGTAATAAAATCACAATCACATTCTTGAGCTGCTAATGATGGACCTAATAATTTATCTTGATCTTCTCTCCATTCTTGTTCTCTATCTGGATGAACTGTCCAATGAAGTTTAATAAAATTAAAATCATTTAAATGGTCTTCTGCATCCATCCAAGTTTTGTGAAACCAATTACCAACACCATTAGGTGTAGATAGTGCTAAACATTGACCACCAGTTGATAACGTCTGTGACGCTGCCGCCCATATTCCGTCTATTTTATCAATAAATGCAGCTTCATCTAATACTAACAATGAAAGAGCTTCAGAACGACCCGCTTCTTCACCACTCGCAACCGCTTTTATTTGAGAACCGTTCTTATATCTTAAACTTAACTTATTATCTTCAACACATTTTTGTTTTAACCAGCTTGGTAAGTTTGCATGCATTACACGAACTTTTGTTACTAAGTTTTTGGCAACTTCTTGTTTAGTAGCAATTACCAAGATGTTTTTGTCTTGATGAAATGTCATCATCCATAAAGAGTATCCAGCAGTTAATGTACTAATACCCAATTGTCTAGCTTTTAAAATAATATTAAAGCGATGTTGTACAAAATCTTCTATTGTTTTTTCTTGAAAGTCATATAAGTGAAAAGGTATTTTTCCCTTTATTGGGTGTTGTATCACACAATACTTTCTCATGAAATAAACAGGATCAGAAGCACATTTTATATACTCCTGTTTGATTACATCTTTTATTTGTCCTTTTGAATTTCGTTTCATATTATATTATGATACTAATGTTACCATTTGAAGTTACAATTCTTTTTAAATGATACTTGTAAGCAGTCTTTGTATTTAAATTAGATGCTGTTAAAGAACCACCATCAACTAAATGTAATACAGCATCACCTGCTGTGTTTACGATAAATTCTTTAGCTCCTGCATATGAACCAGATAATTCGGTTGTGGCAGTAATTGTAATTGCCTTTGAACTACCTTCACCATATACCGGCCGACTTCTACTAGATATATCAGTTCTACCTCTGCTACCTTGTGTTACTGTTGCCATTTATTTTCTCCTAAATAATTAAATTAATATTGTCCCTAAGTATAAATATAGTCTTTTAACGAATCTTCTATTTTTTGTAGGTATTCTAACGCTTCATCTGCTTGTTTTTTAAGCTCTTTAGTGTCCATTTGCCATTTTTCTTCATCTATCGTGTATCCGTCTGGATGAACTTGATTATAAAAGGTTGGTGTTTTTTGTTTTTTAAACTCTTCAATTGATTCTTTTTGTTCTTTTATCCAAGATAATTTATTTGCTATTACTTTCTTTGTAGCCCACTCGTCATATTCACCACTTATTCTTAACTTATTTTCTACCTCTACTTGACAATTAAAACAATGTCCATATAAATACCACATTCTATCATCTAAACGTCTTTTCATTACTTTTTTACATTCAGGACAGAACCAAGGTACACGAGCTTCTTTAGTTACTTCTAATTTTTCATTAATTTTCTCTTGTTCAGTTTCTCTCTCTAACTTCATCTTTTCTTTGAACTCTAAATCTTCAACTGGAATAAAAATTCGTTTTTCTGGTGTATTACCATCTAAAATAGATTGTAACGCCTGATTTTGTCTTTTATTCTCTCTACTATATCCCATCATTAACTCCTAAAAATTTAATAACCCTAAAATTTGATTTACAGGAGCAAAAGCACCAGTAAATTTATATGTATTACCTTTATACTTAAAAACTATACCCTCAGTTGGTACAATTGCAGATAATCCACCAATTTTATTTAACTTATCTAATTGTAACTTTAATGTTTGTATCTTTTTTATATCTCCACCACTTTTTACTGTTTTTATAGCGTTAATAACATCTTTTCTTATCTTTTGTACTGCCTTTTCGGGTGAAGCCGCTAAATAACCACTTATATTCTTCAAAATTTCTGCACCGACATCAAAAAATAACACTTCAAATGGTTTCATATTATCTTTTGCCCATTTTTGATGATCATTTTTGTCAAATGAGAGTACCCAATCAAGAAATTTCTTATCTTTTATATCTTTTTTTATCATTGGTATCTTATATGACTTATCAAAGAACGCCCATCTCTTAGTTAAGTTAACTAAAACTCGTTTTGGTATGTTATATTTATATTGTTTTGCTGAATTAAAGATAAACTCTTCCCAATATGACTGATGATACTTTGATAACGTATCGTTATCTTTTAGTTTATATTGATTTTGTAATTTTTTTAATCTATTCAAATATACTTTCTTCTTTTTACTAAAATCTTGTACTTTTGGTACTGTTAAAAATTGAGGTTTTCCGATATTATAATGTTTTTGTACATTTTGATTAACTTGTTTAATCATACCCGCTAACATACGAGCTGAATCTTTAGGTTGTCCTATTGCTGTACCACTTTCATCATATTCTAATGTTCCGTGAAATACTATTTGTGCTTTATCA